CCATGATGCGCCCCCTTAGAAGGGCATTTCGTAGTTCTCAACTAGCGTCGTCCAAGCCGCGTTTGCCAACGCGTTCTTGAGGTACGCATTCAGGTTCTTTCGTTCCTGAAGAGAACTGCGGGGGTCATGGTAGACCTCCACAAAAGCACGCTCCTTGTAGGTCAGCGTCGGCTTGGGCGCGAAGCCCTCGCCAGTGCTCCCAGTGACCGTCTCCAAAACGGGGACGGAGATACGGAGACTCTGCTTGATCGACCCCGTGCCATTGGCACTGAGTTTCTGACTAAGCGAGAGTTCCGGATACCCAAGCACAACGCCGAGCACACGGTCGTGGTACGAAACCACTTCCGATGAGACCTGCGAAGGGCTGAAGGTATGCGCGACAGGGGTTCCCTGCCCGTCATTGATGACGATATTGCCAATTGCGGCCATTGTGGCCTCCTATGTCAAAGGAAATGTACCGTTACGGTACGTTGCGATTAACGGCGTTTAGTCTTTCGACCGAACGCCACCCCGAGTAGTGCCAGAGCATTCGCTATACGCTTTCCTCGAAGCCCGTTTTTATCAACGGACTTAAAGGGAGCGCTAGGAAAGCTCGTGAGTTTGACCCTTCTAAAGGTCGCCTCACCAAACGTATCAGTCCCCGATACAGTCCTCTGTATCGTGGCATGAGGTTTGGGCTTGTAGACCCTCATTGACTCGGCAGTCGTCATATAGCTTTCGAAACCCTCTTTAAAGGAGAGTCCTAGACTATAATCAACCGTTGCGAGCCAGTCACCGACTGGGATGAACCAATCGACAACAAATGAGTAAGGCAGTAGCTCCCAAGCAAGGAGAAGAGGGTTTGTAATCCCCCAATCTTGCAAGTTAGCTAGTTGAGAACTGTCAACCCAGTAAATTATACCCGTTTTGCACACAGCTTTACGCTGAGTGTAGCGGGCGTAGTTTGCGAAGCCAACACTGCTTACGGTAGGCGTAACTACTGTCCATTTACGGACAGCAGAAGCGCGCTCGGCTAGGGCAACCTCACCTTCCTCTACACGATTGTAGAAGTTGGCAAGGCCGTCATAGACGTCAGACACCAAAGGTGTCCAACCGTATTGCAGCTCGAGCCACCACGAGGAAGGATTCCTCGATAACGATTTGGGGTCAAGTCTCTTGTTGAGACTAGACCTTTTTCGTTCGGAGACTCGAAGTTCTCTCGTCAATCCCCTAACGTCACCGCGCCGAAGGGCACGGTAGGCGTTTCCCAACCGTCTAGCGTTCGCATGAAACATGCTAGTAACTTGACGGTATTCTCCAATATTCTGAGCAATGTTAACCTTTTGCTTAGAGATCTTGGAGATTAGGCGGCTGCGTGCGGTCCTTCTGACCTCACTAGCGTTCACTTCAGAGGCAAGCGACAGAGCATTGGGGTTTGAGACCCCATAGCCCTGAGCAGGCCCAACAAAACGAGTCCAATTAGTTTTGGAAACCTTTTGATAGAAGTTAGAACCCGGATCGATCCGGCGCCACATGGTGTGAGCATAATGAGTGTTGGTCCTCAACGACTTCGGCCAGTTGGGCGAATTCGTGCCAATCCAATCCCGATGGAAGGATTCGATAACGTGGTCCGTATACACAGGCGGCGAGCCGTACTGTGTAATTACAGACCCCATCACCGAGGTCCTCTTTTCGGGGCTTGGGCGAGGCATATGCAAACTCCATGTTTTAAGGGCGGGGAAGACGGCCACAGAGCGTGTCAATGCTCTGTTTCCGCGGCTAATTTCTTAGCCACTTGAGATACGCCACAGCCTAAACTAGCTACTCGCTAGCAAGGCCCAGCACAGTCCCTCTTTTAAAGAGAG